GTTGTTTGCACCTAAAGTACATACAGCTCTTTCAGATAGGAAGTTTACTTCCATTGCATCCAGGTCAGAAGTTTTTGCTCCACCAGCAGAACCAGTGATCCAAGTTTTATATCTTCTGTCTTCAGTTTCTGAAGCTCTATATCTAACATGTAAGAAAGGTCTTTTAGCATTCTTACCTAAGATTTGGTCATAAACCGTAGTTGAACCAGCAGGAACTAAAAGTCCGTTGATTCCACCGGCAGTTACACCACCTCTCATAGTAGGATCGTTAAGATATTTCCAGTCAGACTTGTAGAAGTCATAACCTCTTCTAAATCCTGTAAATCCAAGATTTAAAGCCATGTCTTTATCATTGTCAAATAAACCATATGATGTACCACCCGCTCCGTGAGAGTTTTGTGCAGCTAACATATCATCCATATCGAATGAGAATTGTCTATTACAGAAAATTACATTTTCTTCTATAGCTCCTTGCTTATCTAGTCTTTGGATAATAGAATCAAATGCAGCAAGGTTTTGTGGGTTACCACCACCAAATACATTTCCTCTATTTCCAACTACAAAAAATACACCGTCAGAACCATTAAGGTTTGCCGCACCAGCAGCTCCTAATCCAACTCCTCCATTTTGAAGGTAAGATGCAGCTCCAGAAGCAGCCTCTGCAGGTACAGCTTCTAACATTGCAGTTTCTAAATAATCTTCAAATCTAAGTCTTGTTTCGTGCTCAGATTTTAAGTACCATAAATATCCACTTGCTCCATTTTCAGTTGTAATTTCTATCCAACCAATTTGAGCCATATCAGATCCTGATACAGAATATTTGTCTTTGATAATAATAGGCTTGTTTTCAAAGATGAAATCATCAGCTTCGTTAGAACCTACCATTCCAACAGTTCCTTTGTTAAATTCAGAACCATAAATAAATATATCACAATTTACTGCAGCAGCCATTGCTTGTCCACCCGCTTCATAGTAAGCAATTGTTACTTGATTTGGATTTGCAGCCGTTGGAGCTACGGTAATGATACCTTTATTTTGTAAATTAGATCCTACAGTGTTATCAGAAATAACAACTGTTTGACCAACTCTAAGAGCTGCTTGATTTGGAGTTCCAGCTAATGCAGGGTTGAAATTTTCAAGCGCATTATTGATTGTCCAAACAGCCGCATCTAGACCAAGTGATCCAGCTGCTGCTGTACAAGATCTATATTTAACATGTAGTCTTCCTTGTTCTGCCCATTTAATAAGGTCAGAGTTAGAAGGCATTTCAGCACCTACCATTCTTAAGAATGAAGATACTGTTCTATTTCCGTAACGCTCGAATTCTTTTTCGTACGTGTCAGGAAGATATTGTTGAACCCAGGTAAAACCTGAGCTAGGAATGTAATTTGTAGACAAGGGCACTTGTTGTGAACTTGGTTGCAAATCAAAACCAGGGATTGCATTTACTGCCATAATTTTAATTTTTTTTAATGTTAATTTCTTTTAATACTTCTAATTCTAAGTCCTCTTCCACTATCAGTATTTCCTACGGGCCTTATTTTCATTCCGTCTTTTGAAACGGTTTGGGGAGCCTGTCTCATATCCATATTAATGTTTTTAGATTTCCTAGTAACATTATCTACAGCGTTCGAGACACCTTGTTCGTAAAAAAATTGAGCAAACTTTTCAGGGTTCATAGCTACAGCTAAAGAACGATGATAATCTTTAGGGTTTGTGATCAACCCATCTTTATCCAAATATTTACCAATAAAATTATTGATATCAGATTGAACATTTTTAAGCTCATCAGAAGTCCCAGGTTTGTAAGTAATATTATTTTCTCCAATATTGAAATCAAAACCTTTGAAATCATTGTTAAAAACCTCATTGGTTTTATTTAAAAAATAATCATACTTTTTTTGAGTATGCTCCTCAATAGATTTAGATTCGTCAATGTAACTCTTATAAGCATTTAAATTTTCTTGTTGTTCAGCAGACAATCCATCCCTACTCGACTCAAGCGGAACTTTATATTTATCTTTGTGTTCATTCAAAAACTTTTTAGCTTTCGCAAGTTCTCTTTTTTTCGCTAATTTTAATCTTTTGATATCTTTAGGCTCATCTAGATCTTCATCAATACTAAATTTGTCTTCAATAATATCTTGAATGTCTATAGCATCTAGACCTTCTTCAGTCATACCATAGTAATTAGCTAGTACATCATCGTCGTCCATATCACTGTAGTCTTTTTGTAAATTATAAAAGTCTGCAATTCCACGTCCGGTTTCTTTTTTGTACTTAAAATACGCAGATACATCTTCAGGTAATTCCTCATTTGCCTCTTTTTCCGCAAATAATTCATCTACTGAATTTATATCCTTATTATATCTATTCTTAATATAAGAAAGAACGTCTGTGTCATTTAACTCTGGCACGGGAGGTTTTTCGTCTTCAACTAATTCAGTCTTAGAACCTTCAGCCGGAGCTGACATGTCTATTTTATCTATTGAATCTGTTGGTTCTGCTGAATCTTCAAACTTTTCTTCATGCTTTTTAAGCAATTGCTCTTCGATTTCTGCACGGGATTTTTCTTCAACAACCCCTAAATCTCTTACTTTTATTTCCATTTGATTTAATTTTTTATAAAGTTAAACATTTATATATATTTATTTTAGGCTATCTAGGCTCAAATTCAGCAAGATCAAAACCATCCAAACTGTCTTCGTTTGATTCAAAATTAATTGCTGGCAAATCTCTTTTCTTTTGCTCAATCATTTTAGAGGTTTGTGTAGACTGCTGGCTTATTCTTTCGTCTTTTGCAACTTCTCTTTCATTTTCTCTAGTTTGAAGCCCTTCTTGCTCCACACCTTTTAGTTGCATTTGAAATTCAAATTCTGTTTGCATTAACTGAACTTTTAGCGCAGCTTCATTTTTAAGCTTTTCAATATCAAATCCAACCTCAGCTTGTTTTATTTGCATTTTAGATTGAGTTTCCATTTGCATTTTTTGAGACTCTAACTGAGCTTGCGCTTCTTGAGCTTGCATTTGCATTTTAGCTTGCATTTGTTGTTCTTGTTCTCTTTGAGATTGCTCTAACTCTTGCTTTTGTTTTCTTTTTAGTTTTAAAAGCTGATTAGCCATTTTAATATTATTTAATTCTCTAATATCTATAGCGTCTTCTAAGTTTATATTTTCTTTAGATAAAGCCATTTGAATATTTTGTTCTAACATGGCTTTTTGCTCTTCATCTGGAGCCATTTCTATAAATATTCCAAAATCAAATAAATATAAATCTTTAATTTCTTCTAAAATTCTTGTATTATACTTTCCTATTTGCATAGCAAACTCATCTTTAAAGTCTGCATATTCTAATATATCAGCTGTTCTAATTGATAAACATTCAGCTAGTGTTCTTGTAATGTATAAACTTGCTTGTAATACATGTCTAGTTGCTGTATTAGAATTTAAAGCTGCTAGCTTTTGAACCCCTACTAACGAATTAGGATCTGGAGTACTTCCGTCTCTAGCTTCATTTAATCCCGTTACAGCTCTAATCATATCTAAATAATGATTGTAATTAGCAATTAACATTTGCATTTTACTAGCACCGCTATTAGATGTTAATTGAGTTATAGGAACTTTTGCATTATTAAATTCTCCGTCTTGAGTAAAACTACGACCTATAACACTACCTGTTTGAAAATACAATCTTAAGGCATCTTCAGGATTATAAGCGTTTCCAGTTCCTAAGTCTACTTCATTTAATCCATCCGCATCAATAAACACACCATCTGGAACCACTCTTGATACAACTTGTTGTATTTTTAAATGAGTCATCTGGATTAGATCAGCAAAAGGAATCATTCTTCTAACTAGAGACTCTAATTGTCCTTTGTACATTCTTGGCGCAGACGCCACGTAGTTGGGCATTGCAAATTGATTAGAGGATTTAGGTCGAACCATATTTTCTGCTAATTTCCATTCTAGCAAAATATTAGTTCCCATAACCATAACACCATTATACCAAACATCTATTCTTTTAGTGACTTTTTCAAACTTTCCTTCATCCATCATTTCTTGTGGAGGATTGAATTGATCATCTTTCTCAACTGTCTTATAACTTCCGTCAGTTAATTTTTTTCTTTTATAAACAAAACTATGTGTAGTCTTGTAATTAAAATACATTAATGTAGCCGTCTCTCTATAAAACATACTGTTCTCTGAGAATTGAGAAGTGTTAAAATAATTATACCACGACTGACTATACTTGGCTATTTGATTTAAATCATCATTTGTTAAGTCTGGATCAATTTTAATAAGTTCTGTCATAGGAACTGTTTTGATTTCTCCCCAATAAAAACAATCTTTAAAATACGGATCTTCAGTATAACTATACACCACGTTAGCTGGGTCAACATACTCTATTTTTACACCTGC